GCCCAATAATATTTTGGAATGTGGTATTAACTCTTATAATAGCACCTGCCTTCTGGACATTTAGAAACCTTATGCAGGAAGTTAAACGTATAGATATATTACTCAACAGAACTAGAGAAGATTACGCTACTCGTAAAGAGATGAGAGATGACATGAAGGTAGTTGTTGATGCACTACACAGAGTAGAAGATAAGTTAGATAGAGTATTGAGCAAGGAATAAAAATAAATGACACTTACAAATGTAGAAAAGTTATTAATAGAAAATCATGGTTTTGTTCAGATGCCTAATGGTTTAATATTATCTCCTGAAGGAAAAGTTAGAACCGTAGTAGACGGTAAAACTACTTTTACATCTTTATCACCTATAGAACAATTAAAATTTGAATCAGGTGCAACTAATATATTTTCAGATACTCCTTTTGATGTATCTAATCCACCAATTGCTACGTCACCACCTGCAGCACCTGCAGTACCTGTTGATGATACGTCTAGTGCTACAGAGTCACCACCTGCAGAACCTACACAACTAGAGGGTGGAATACTTACTCCACCACAAGGCGGTTTTTCAACAGGAGACCCTGTAGCAGCACCACCACCAAATATACAACCTGCAGGAGACCCTAATGCACCTGCAGATACAGTAGGTGGTGTAACAGCAACATCTACCCCCGACCCTGTAGCATCTGATGCAGGTGTAGCTCCACCACCACCTGCAAATAATACTTCTGCAGAATCAGGTAGGCAAAATATATTTTTATATAATCCTGAAACGGGAAAATATAGAATACTTCCTGCAGGTATGCTTGGAAAAATGCCGGGCGATACAGAAATAACAGAAGCAGAGTATAGAGAGGCTTTAGGAGATGAATTAGCAGATACAAGAATAGCAGAAGCTAATGCTAGAATTAATAATAACAACAATAATCAAATTCCTAATCCTACTAATGATTCAGGTATAGCTGCACTTAATGCTACGTTAGCTAATCCTACTGGTATTAATCCTAATACAGGACAACAGTACAGTCCTGAAGATATATTTGTAGCTAAAGAACAATACAAAGCTCAAACAGGATTAAATTTTGATACAGGTCAACCTGATGCACCTCTTCAAAATACAACTACTATAGATACTGGTAATATAGATGGACCAACTACTTATACAAATGTGGATACTGGTAATTTAAGTCAATTTCATGGTACAGGTGGAACTGACAGTGTAGTTATTGACGGTCAAAGGTACAATAATTTTGATTTACAAGCTTTTCAAAAAGCTAACGCTACTAATGTAGTTCCTACGCAAGTAACTACAGGTACAACAGGTACAACTGGAACTACAGGTACAACTGGAACTACAGGTACACCATCACCAACATCAGCTATAACACCTACACCTGTAACTCAAATATCAGATGCTCAAGTTGCAGCAGGTAACATAGCTACAGGTACAGGACAGATAACTGGAACACCTGCAGGTGCTACAGCTACTACTGCAAAAAGTGCATCTACAGCGGCAGCACCTGCAGAAGATGCTGTAGAAGCCCAAACATATAATGCAAAAAAAGCACAGACTGATGCTCAAACAGCACTTAATACCGTAACTGCAGAAACTATAGACACTACAGATGGATTACCTACAGGTGCTACAGTAACTGCACAAACACTAGCTCCACAACCACCGCCTGTTACTACGCAACCTGCTACTGCAGGTACTACCACTACAACTGCACAAACAACAGCACAACCTACAGCTACAGACGTAGGGCAACTCGTAGAGCAAAAAGCAGGTGCAGACAGTGGCTTACGGCAAATAGGTTTAGATGCTGCTCAAATAGACCCAACAAAAGTACAAACAGTAGATGCACCTGACGCTTTAACTGCAGTTCAAACTACAAAAGACGTACAAGGTGACTTACTTAACACTAATGTATCATCCGTAGACCAAACAATAGTAGAAAATACTATATCTAAAACTGCTGCAGCTACAGCTACGCCAAGTGAACAAGCCACAGTACAAGGACAATTAGCTACATTAACTTCTAATTTTGATGCTACAAATCCCCCTGCATGGGCAGCAGGTGCATTACGAGCAGCTAATGCTCAAATGTCAGCTAGAGGTTTAAGTGCTTCAAGTATGGCAGGTCAAGCTATTTTACAGGCTACATTTGAATCAGCTATACCTATAGCTCAAATAGATGCTTCTACCTTTGCTCAATTTGAAGTACAAAATTTATCTAACAGACAACAAGTTGCTATGTTTGGTGCTCAACAAAGAGCTAAGTTTTTAGAAATAGAATTTAATCAAGACTTTCAGATGCGAGTAGCTAATGCGTCACGTATAGCTGACATAGCTAATATAAACTTCAGTGCAGACCAACAGATAGCATTAGAAAATTCACGTATGGCTCAAACAGTAGACTTAGCTAATCTTAATAACAGACAAGCTAAAGTAATGGCTGACGCTGCGGCTTTAACTAATTTAGATATGACTGAATTAAATAATAGACAACAAGCTGCAGTAATGAATGCACAAAATTTCTTAGCTATAGAAATGGCTAATCTTAATAACGAGCAACAAACATCCTTATTTAAAGCTCAAGCGATACAGCAAGCTATACTTTCCGATAAGGCAGCAGAGAATGCACAATTACAATTTAATGCATCAAGCCAAAATCAAGTAAATATGTTTATGGAAAATTTAGCTGCAGATATAAACAAGTTTAATGCTGACCAAAAAAACGGTGTTGAAATGTTTAATGCAGGACAAGAAAATGCCATTGCACAGTTTAATGCTGAACTAAGTGAACGTAGAGAACAGTTTAATGCACAGAATGGTCTTGTAATAGCTCAAGCTAACGCAGCGTGGAGACAAAGCACTACTACAGCTAACAATGCTACACAAAATGAAGCCAATAGAATAGACGCTAAAGCTTCTACAGAAATGACTAGAGCACAAATGGATGAATATTGGCAAGCAGCTAGGGATACTATTGCGTATGCTTATGCTTCAGCAGAGTCAGAAAAAGATAGACTACAAGAAATATTTATCACAGAACTTACTGCTAACACAATACAAGAAATGGAAGCTAATACTGCACGTAAACGTGTGTTCTTAAAATTTATTGATGCTACAATAACCGCAATAACAAGTCGCAATTTCTTAGGTGGTTTTAATCAATAGTTGAAAATTAACTATGTAGTATTTATACTTATAATTTTAATACAAGGATACTTATTAATGTCTTATAAAAAAGCATATCAAAATGCACAATCTTTAGTAAATATGATACAAGAAGATGTAGCTAATATAAATACAGATATTAAATCTAAAGGTTTGGTGCGTAAAAATAAAAGTGTAGGAGATGTATTAGGTGCTTCTGAACAAGGACAACTTATGGCATTAATAAGAAAAAGACCTGATTTAAAAACTATGTACGCTATTAATCAATCTTTTAAAAATAAAAAACCTGTAGAAGTAGCTTCTTTAAAAACCACTACTGATTATAATATGAGAACACATGATAAACTACCTGATGGAACATTGCGAGAACTAACTAAAGAAGAAAAAGCTCAGAGGGCGTATGAGTTAGATGGCAATGTAGTCACTAAATCTGTAACAGAAAATAAAGAATACACAACAGATATATCTAAGAAACTAATAAAAGATTTAAAAGCTGCCTTTCCTGATTTAACTAGAAAACAATTAAGTGCTATTTTAGGAAATTTACATCACGAATCTAAAGGATTTACTCGTTATCAACAAATCATGGGTGAAGGAGTTTCGTATGCTCAATGGTCAGGCTCTAGAAAAGACGAGTTTTTAAAGTTTTCAAAAGATAATAATTTAGACCCTAAAGGGTATGATGCACCTCTTAAATTTTTAATATATGAATTAAACAATAATCGTAAACATGGATTTTTAAATGAGAACTTTTCTAAAGCCTTTAATAATCCTGATGCTACACTGTCAGAACTAACAGAAATATTTGAAAATAACTATTTAGCTGCAGGTAAAAAATTAATGTCAGATAGAATAGTGGATGCAGAAGCTTATAATGCAGATGATTATCCATTTGAAATGACAGACGAAAACTAAAGGAGAATATTTAATGAGTATGTTTGATGCTCCAATTCCCGGTCAGTCACTAACTACTGAACCTAAAAACTATCCTTGGGAAAGACCACCTGAAATGTCCGACATCAATGAAGTAATATCGTTTTACATGAAAGGTATGTCTTCACCTCAAGTAATAGATAACCTTTTAGATATGTTAGAGTTAGATACACCAGTAGATGCTATTGTTAATGCGTACACTACCGTCAATGTAATGAAAGGTATGCATAATGTAGATGTTAAGTTACTAGTTAGTCCTGTGTTACATGAGTATATATCTACAATAGGTAAGGCTGCAGGTTTAGATGTTAAAAGTAGTTTCGATGAAGTAGACACAGGTGATGCAGATAATGAACAATCTACTATTCAGTTAATAAATAAAAGAGTTAATGAAATAGAGGTTAGTGAAGATGAAGAAGATGATGAAGGTGTAGAGTTAATGCGTCAAACTTCTGAGATGTTATCGTCAGGGTCAGGTATGAACGAAGAACCTATGATGCCACCCTTAGAAGAAGAAGAAGAGCCAATGCCAATGCCACCTATGAAAGAAGAACAACAACAACAAAGTCCACCTACAGGATTAATGAGTAGAAGAGGAGCAATGTAATGGCTATAATTGAAGATGAAGATGAAAGAAAAAATACTTCTTTTGCTAATATATTAAAGTTAGCTGCTAGAGCAGCCTTATCTAGAAGTGATGCAGGTGCTATAGCTGTTAAAGAAGACATGGATTTACGAGATGCAGAGGCTAAAGAATATACGGACAAAGCTTTAGATTATGTAGACAGAATGGCGTTACCTAGATTATTACAAAAACGTGCTGAAGCATTTAAAGAAGAAAAGTTTGCAGAGCTTTTAATAAATACACATGGTATGTCTCCAGAAGCAGTTAAAGCCATAAGTAATGGTGGCATAGGAGAATTAGAGAACTTTTATAAACAAAAAGCAGTAGAATTAACTACTGCTAATGGTTCTCCTTTAACAGGAACACAATTAAATAGTATAGTAACTAATGCATCAGAGTTTGCAAGTGACCCAAGAGATGTAGTACAATTTATTAAAGACAGACATGAGCCTATGAAAGCTATAATGAGACAAAGACAATCTATGCCTGAAGCAGCTATATTCTCTTCTATGTTTGGTAACTCTAAAGAAATATCTAATAGAAAATTATCAGAGTTACCTGTGTACGGAGACATATCTGCATTAGATATGGTTCGTTATGCAAAGGGTGGTGGATTTGAAGACACAACAGAAGATGAAATGGCTTCATACAACTTAGAACAAATAGATAAAATAACTTCACCAAGCAGAATAAATAGAATAACTCCATCTTTTGCTCCTTACGTTCAATCTGCTTTACTGGTAGGAGACCCTGAAGTACAATTTAGTGCAGATAATGCTGTGTTTAAATTATTTCTTGTAAAACAAGGTATAGACATTGATAACATGGGTAAAGCTGGAAGTCCAGTTCAGTTTCAAGGAAACACTAGAATACTAGACCCTACTGCTTCATCTGATAAAGTAATGACTGCTAAAGATAACTATAAAATACAAAGAGATGCATACTTTACTGCATTTAACGCTAGTTCAAATAAATCTCAATTTACCGCAGAAACAACTAAATCTCTAATAACTCAATTTGATGATTTTAAATTTGATAGTATGAAACAGTTAAAACAATTTTTAGCTATAGTAGACCCTATGAAGAATCAAGCATTTAAATCTTGGGATGCTTTTAAAGTAAATAACCAAATAGTAACAGTTAAACAAACAGGATACTACGATGAACTTTAATTTAGATGTCACAGATGAAGATGTAGAAAAATACGTGCAGTCTCAAAGTTCTACTGTTACTGCACCTACACCTGCTTCTGCTCCTGAGTTAGAACCTTTACCTGCAGATACAAAACTTACCTTAGAAGATTTATTACGACCTGAATATCAAGAAACTATGCGTGATTACTTACGCATTAGAACTTCTGTAGGTAAAGGTATAGATAGATATTCAGATGAAGAAGTTAGAGATATGTATATGTCTAGAATGAGAGATTTTGAAACAAGTGATGTAGGCATTTTAAATGAAAGTATATTTGCTAACAGACAAAAAGATGAAAATAGAATGATTACGGCAAAGGCATATCAACTGTATGACCAAGTAGGTAATATATTTCAATCAAAAGGTGAAGGATTTCAGGGTTTTAAAGATGTTGCGTTTGGTCTAGCAGAACACATAAACAACGTGTTAAATCCAGTATCTAGTCCTAGTACATATTTAGGTTTAGGTGCAGGTAAGTTAGCTACAACTGGTATTTTAAAAGCAGGAAGTGCAACAGTAAGACAAGGTTTAGTTAGAGAAGCCAAAAAGATGGGTGGTAGAAAAGCTGTAAAAGATTCTTTAGTAGATGAAGGTATAAAAAAGTTTACTAAGAAAGCTGTAGTTAGTGGTGTAGCTACATCTGCTGCAGTTGATGCTGCACTGGCATACGGATTAGATGGAGCATATCAAGATGCTAAGATAAATATCGGTGTTCAAGATGAGTATAATAAATATCAAGCAGGTTTTGCTCTATTAACAGGGGTACTAGGTGGTGGGTTAGACTTATTAAGCAGGGCTAAGACAACTAAACTTTCAGGATTAGAAGCTGAAAAACTTTCAGAAGTTATGAAACTTAAAAACTATTACACTGCTCCTGCAAAAAAGAAAGCTGTAGTAGTAGAAAGTGCATTAAAAAATGTTAGAAGTTGGACAGATAAAGTAAAAGCAGGTAAACTTATAATTGAAGATGGTAAAGTAGACGGTGAAGCATTAACCGTAGACTTCTTTAGAACTTTTCTATTTGGTGATTCCGATGAAGGAATACAGGGTATGGGTCAGATACTTAGAGAGGCAGGATTAGATTTAGGAGTAAACACTAAAGCTAATAAAGATAAAGGTATAACTGATATTGTAGGTAATTTTTTAGATAGTGTTCCTAAACCTGTTCAAAAACAAATGACTCAAGCTTTAAATGATTCAGGTATATTTGTAAAGTTAGGAATACCTCACAGTAAAAGAAATCTTTCAAGCCTTCTTTCATACACTGTAAGTAAAGCAGGTCAAGAATTAAATATGTTTTCTCAACTTAAACAACAATGGGATGCTACAAGAAGAACTGGAAGTAAAGTGTACTTACAAACAGTAGCAGAAGAAGAAGCTGCATTAGAAAGATTAGCTAAAAAGAATGCAGAAAAACCATTACGAGGAAACTACTTACAAAACGTATGGAAAAGAACTGTTGTGTCAGCTTTTAGTACGACAATGTTAAACATAAAAGGTTTAGCAGGTATAACTGCAATTAAAACGGCTGAAGATGTAGCTATGGCAGCGACATTAGGAGTAATAAATGCTCCTGTAGCTACATGGAGACTGATAACAGGTGATGTAAAAGGTGCTACAAAACAGTTTTATAGTTCGACAGCTATAATGAAAAATCAAGTTCAACGATTAAGAAACTTGTTAGACCCTAATGCGACTAAAGAAATGTTTCAGGAGTTAATGAAAATAGACAAAGACTCAGCTAAAACATTGAATAGAATTGTATCTACTGGTATTGAAACTGGAACAGATATAGCAGACATGGCTAAAAGATATAAATTTAAAACAGAAGCTGATATACATTTAACTAATGATAAAGGTAAAAAATTATATATTAACTCAAAAGGTAAATCAACTACTAGAGAAACAAATAAACCTTACATAGCAAAAGGAACTGTAGATAATCCTAATGCTATGATGTTACGTACTGGTGAAGCATACGTAGGTGCTGCACAAAAAATTATGTTAGTTAAAACGGCTGACACATTTATGAAATCTCAAGCATACATAGGTAATTTAGATAGATTACTAAGAGATAAAATGGGAATGTCTTTACTTAGTATTACTCAAAAAGGTGTTAATAAACAAGGTAAAAAAGAAACTGAAAGAGAAGTATCAAAAAGAATAGCTAATGTATTTAGGTCAGAGGATTTTTTAAATGTTAGTGCTGAAGCCACATCTTTAACATTAGAAGACATACTATCTAAAAGCTATAGAAACAATGACCATCTTTTAGGAAAAATTGCAGGTGCAATAGAAAAAGTAGGTGACGTTCCTATTATAGGTACTCTATTTCCTTTTGGTAAATTCTTTAATAATACTGTAGCTTTTTCTTACGATATTATGGGTGGAGGAAGTATTGGTGCTATGTTAGATTTATACAGAGCAGGTACTATAAAAACAAGTGCTCTACGAAGTGAAACTAAAAGAAGTTTAAAGAGAGCAGCCGTTGTAGGTGGAGGTTTAAGTGGTGCTGCTGCTATTACTACTGAAGGTGATGATGGAGATGTTCAAGAGTTCTTTGAAGGTATGATACGTGGTGCAGCTAGTTGGACTTTAGTTGGTTGGGCTATGGGTCACGATGTAGAAAAAATGCAAAAAGGTTTAAAGTGGAATGACGAAGAGAAAGCTAATGGAGATATTATAAATGTACAATATGATTTTCCTTATGCTCCCATAGCTATATTAGCCAGATATTTAAATATGAAAAAAGCAGGTGTAGAAATACCTAAAGAGTTTAATTTAGAATTAGGTGAACAGTTTGGATACGGTCAACTACAACGCAACTTTGGAAAATTAGGTAATGTTACTCGTTTAATAGACCAAGCTACAGCAGGTGAATGGGAAAAAGTATCAGAGACAGCAGCTACATCTGTATTTATACCTGCTTCTTCTTTCGTAAGTGGTATGCTCAGACCTTTAGACCCTATTAATAGATTAGCTGCCTACGGTTTAGGCGAAGATGCAGAACTTATGGATGCAAGACAAAGTGACTTATTATTTAAAGATAATGACAGGTGGTATAAAGGTGGAGCAAACAGAATTGTGCATGACGCAACTCGTTATGTAAATAATATCTTTGAATATTTAGGAACAGAACAGTTTGCTGATTCAAAAAGGTCTACTTCTAAAGAAGGTGATATATTACCACAAAATATAGTAGCTGATGTAGCTAGTTTTAGAACTGAAACACCTCGTACTTATACAGAGTTACTATTTAATGATGTAGGAATTTATAATTGGAGAGTTGATTCTCAAATAAAATCTAAATTTCCAGAAGCAGATTCTATGTATAAAGAAATAATACAACCTGAATTAGAGGCAAGAGCTAAGTTACTTTATAAAAGTAAAGACTACAAAGAAGCTAGTCAAGAAGATAAAAAAGGAAAGGTTAAGAGATTAATCTCAAATGTAAAATCTTCTATAAAATATTTAATGGATAAAAATTCTGTTAATAATTTAGAAAACGAAAACAGTGCAAGTGCTTTTATTAACATAAGAGAAATTTACAATGTAAAAAATTCTGTTCGTAAAGAAGCTATAAAATATGTAACAGGACAAGACGATTTAAGCATAGAACAATTAAAAAGATTAAGTAAAACTTCACAAGGTTTAAATGTAATTAAATCAATAGCAGGAAGAATAAAAGCAATGAGAAGAACTACTATGGAACAAAGACCCTTCTAACAATAAAAAAGAGGAGTGATACTGTTTCCAATACCACTCCCAAGTTTACGCACACACACATCCAACAGAGATATGTCTCTTAATACTCATCATAAGTATTGAGAGTGCCGTAATTATTACATATATTTTGCAGTCTGTCAAGCGTTTCTGCTAAAGAATAATACACTTCTACAGATTTTTCAAAAGAAATAATGTATCCATTATCGGCTATTCGTATCTCTATCTTATTAACTTTGCTTTCATCTGACGCTTTCATGTAATTGATTGCGTCTTTTTTTATGTTCATTTGCTACCACCTTTTCTAAGTTATCGAAGTAACCACGATTAAAACCTCTCAACCATTCTTTGTGTTTGTACGTTCCATCTCTAAATGGATTATTTAAATTACCTTTATAAAAACACTGTCTTCCATATTCATAGTTAGTCATATTACGCTCCTATATCTACAATTTCACAACTATCTCCGCTACAGGCAAAGGTTTGACTACCTGCTGTAGCATCTTCATTCTCATAATCCATCAATCTATTCCAATTTATGTTGCCATCCATCTTGGCTAACATATTATTATATTCTCCCTTATTACATTCCTGATAAGGTGCTTGTTGATACACATGGTCAAAGTGTGGTAAGAATGACACGCCTGACATTGCATCAAAGTGTTTGTACACAAATGCACCCACATCCATCCATTCAGAATCACGCACAGAAACAGTACAGCTAGGTTTATGTTCACACCAATGTTCCTGATACATCATCCACATCTCTAACTGTTCTACGGCTGACATATCATTACGTGTTACGCAACCCTCTGGTGATTTCATAGGAAAACTAAAGACGGTGGTAGAGTCAGGCTTCATTACATCAGGTTCATTAGGTATGCCTTGGTCAATCATAAAGTTAGTTAGTGGGTCTTTATTATCACCACGTACAGTTCTGATATAATAATCACTATGTCTAGCATGAATACCACTGGCACTATCTACTAACTGTGATACTGTACCTGATGGTTTGACACAGGTAATGGCTGTAGACTGTGGTATGTTCCACTTGTAAGCATACTCTTTATTTGTAGCTATAGCCTGTTTCTTTAGTTGACACAGAGTTTCATTAAGTTTATCTGTCTTACCATTTGTAATTTGATTGTCCATAATACCTGTAAGAGATACACCCAATAATCTTTCTTCTTCTGTATTATTTTTCCATATCTTTCGTAGGTAAGGAAAACTAGTGAGTGTTGCCTGTGCTGTACCAAGTATGGTAGCTAGTCTTACCTTACGTTTAAGTTCTTCCAACGTATCTGTAGCACGTATAACTACCTCAGTTAGGTTACAAAACTGATGTGGTCTTAATATTATTTCTGAACATGGGTTTGTACCAAACTCATAATCAGGGTCTCTCCTACCATTCTTCTTAGCCTGTTTCTGTGCGGCTACTCTATTAAATATGCCACGTTCACCAGACTTAGATTCAATCAAAGAAGTCCACTCACGCATAAAGGTCTCTGCGTTTGGCTTGTCTGTGTAGCTTACAGAGTTATTAGACAGTGCCATGTGAGGTGCAGTCTCATACCAGTTACCTGTCTTTGCCTGTCTCATACGTATGTCTGAAAGATTACTCAGACTAATCATGGCTGACCTACGTACCCCACCTACTACCACTACTTCACCTATCTTACACATGAGAGAGTGACAGTCGTAGCTTGTCAACTTCTTCCCTGCATTGTTAGTAAATAAGTTAATTGTAAAGTTAAATAAATCTACAAGAGGAGCAGGACCACTTGCTCTTCCACCAAAGGTTTTAAGTCTAGCTCCTGCAGGTCTAACTTTACTGACGTTGTACGTGGGTATCTCTCCTGCATACAGTAAAGCAATTAGTTGACGTAGACCTTTAGCCCAACCTTCCTTTGAGTCTTTAACGACAATAGTAGTGTCGCTTTTAAACATCTTTTCTGGTATCTCTGGTAGTCTGTTGATGTACTCTCGTTCTACTGAAAAGCCTACACCTGTACCACAGAGTAGTATGTACATAGCTTCATCAAAAGATTTAGGGTCATCAACAGGCAGATAGCTACAGTTGTACCCTGCAGTATTGTCTCTGTCTAACGCTTCTCCTGCAGTCATTAGTGCTCTCATAGAAGGCATAACCTCTAACCCTAGTATAGCCTGTTCAATGTCAGTTTTGTCCTGCTTAGAAAACTTAACTTTACTGTCCATGTAGTCTACATAACGTGAAACAGTTTCATCCCACGTTTCTCTACGTCCTTCATCGTCTAGCCATCTTGCATAGCGTGACGTAGCTATAAAATTTTGATAATCTGTTGGTAGCATGTTATTCATATTTTGACACCTTTATACTTTTAATTTTCATTCCGTCTATATCATATATTAAAGACTCTATAGTTTGTTGAATAGTTTCATTGTGACTGTCTTCATCAACAGGTAAAAGATTTTCTTCTTCATCTACGTTTACTAGTAAATTAACTCTAAAAAGCATTAAACTAAATCCTTTAAGTTAGGTGGTATATAATCTGGTCCTTTAATTACTTTTCCGTCTTCTCTATACACTGGTTTACCATCCTCTCCTAGCTTAGACATGTTACTAGCGTGTACTCTATTGAAAGCAGTCTGTATGTCTAAACCTAACGCTACAGCAGCTCCAGATAATACGTACTGTAAATCACAAAGCTCTTTTAGAAGATTGGTTCTTTGAACTAACGAAATAGACTTACCTCTCTCTAAGTCTATAATCATATTTACAAACTCTTCTATTACTTCATTAGATTCTTCTCTAATAAGATTCTTACGTAACTCTAATAACTTTACAGTCCATTGTTCATCTATAGGATGCTTAAAACTCCTATGAAATTCATTTACTATGTCTTCTCTATTTAATGTTTTCATCATATTCATTTATCAACCTTTTTAAATAATATTCAGCTTTACGTAAATCTTCTACAGGTTTACCCTTGTATGGATGTCTCCATATGTACTTAAATATAGTTTGCCAACAGTAATGTGCATGACTTGAAGGTAATTCTGCACCATCCGACATTGCCTTCATTGCTTCAATACATTCTATTACTTTATTATAATGTGGTGGACTATTTACCATATCGGTATTAGGATTACATATAGAACAGTCACTAGGCTGTAAATTTTCATTTAAAGTATTTCCACACTTATAACATTTTTCTTTAGGATGTATGCTCATCTTTTAGACCAATCTAATTTAATTACATTACCTTCTTTTTTAATTATACTAGGAGCAGCTCTAACTTCATCTTCTAATAAATCCATAGCCATCAATTCATTTTCAACTTCTAAAGAATCTCTATGATTGAATACCTGTTCTAAGAAACCTTTATCTTTTTCCATTAAGTCTACACATGTAGTCATAAGAGTCATAAGATTAACAACAGCTTCTGTTTCATTTTCATCAAGCTCATTATCTTTATCGTATTGAATATTAATATCTACTTCACCTGTCCAACCTACTTCTGATTGTTTAGGTGTAAGAATTAAAAGAAAATCATTATTATTTATTTTCATACTACATCCTTTCTAGGAGTTTTCAGTTTAACTACTTTTTTTATAACACCTTTTTTAGGCTCTGTCAACCATTCAAAAGGTATGATTCTGTGTGCGTATAAAAATCCTTTCTGTTCGCACCACATTCCGTAAGTTGTTTTAGAACCTTTATATATTCTACTAAAAGTTGAAGTAAATACAAAACGTATATCTAATTCAGGGTGTTGATTTTTTATTTCTAGATGTTTTCTTCTATCTTCTGAATCAAAAAATCCTTTTGTTTCTATTATTATACCGTTATCTAAAAGAAAATCTGGAGTATACGTTCTATAACGTAAGTCTTCCCACTCAATTTTTAAAGCTTCATATCTTACTTTTTTCTGCCTAGAAGATAGAAACTCAGATATTTTGTCTTCTAAACCACTTCTGTATTTGTTATTTATTTTACGTACATTTGCTCCGTACTTATTCTTTTTCCAATAAACCATCAGGCTACATCCGCTAATGTTATATACTCAACCATTGGTGGTTCTTTTGCTTTAGATACTTTAGATGGCATTTCTTTTATGTTATCCCAACAAGAATATTTAAATCTACAAAAACGACATTCAATAGGTAATATTGTATTACCTGATGGAACACCTCTATATGTTTCTGGAACATCAGAAAAACATCTCTCAAAAGGTTCATCATTAACTATGTAATTAATTGTATCCTCGACCTTAGACATTACTTCTTCTGTGTCCATTTGTCTAGCTGATACATATTTAAAATCACCGTTTGCTTTATTTAAAACCCACCAACCACCTACATCAACTCCTAAAGCTTTTGCATAGATAGCTAACTGTGCTACATATCCAAAAGAATCGTTGTTACTTAAAGTATTATAATCTGAAAATTTATTAGAATAAGACCATGCAGAAGCTGATTTAATATCGTCTACTCTATTATCAATAGTTAAATCGTATTCTCCTGTTATGTTTTGATTTGCTATTTTAGTTTTAACTGTATCACTATCTACAAAATCTACATTAGATGCACGTAAAACGCCTTTAAATATAGCTTCAACTATGTCTCCTATAATCATATTAAACATAAAGTTAGAAGGTAAAGGTTCTGCAGTTTCAGGTTTGTTTTTTTCAAACCATAGTTGGCATTTAGGTTTGCCTAGACCCGAAGGTCTAAGCTTAAATTCTTCTCTAGACTTCCCTGAGAACTGTCTTTTTAAGGCTGCTCTCAAGTCTTCTACAACATTTTCAATTATATCATCAGACATTGTAGCTTGCCCTTTAACAGCTTTATCTAAGAAAGCTCTTATAGGCAGTTCTGCAGGGTGATTCATATTATGATGCCTCTTCTAACTCAGATTCACCTAGAATATCATCTACAATGCTTTTATCGTCATCCGACATAGCATCTTTAGAATGTTCTTTGTACTCTTTCATAATATAATCATTATGATTGACTATCCACTCTAAAAAATCTGTAGCTATTTTCTTATCTGCTTCTGGTGTATCTTTAGATGAAGGATTAAGTTTAGCTACAACCGTATAATAAACTGCACCTGTAGGTAGACTCTGAGGTTCAGTAGTAAAGGTCATAGTATAATGATACGTTAAATGATGCAACTTAGATAACTTATCAAAAGGAACACCTGAAGTAGTAAAACTAGTCCTATTATCAATCTCAAATATAAACGGTATATTCTTCTCGACTGTAGTAGGATTACCTTTATCATCAAGAGGGTCATCCAAAGTAACTAAACCAAAAATAACTCTGACTCGTTTAATACTTTTAATGAGGGCTTGCATATCCTCACTCAAAGATTTAAAGTCTTTTACAAATCCTGCAGGTTTACCACAGTTGAATGTGCCTCTGTTATCATGCAAATCATTATTTAAATTATTTGCCATTACAGTTTTATGATAAAACCCCTTAGTGTCGGGTGAGGTAGACTGCACATATCTTTTGTACGAGAACCTTTGAACGTAAGGCTGAATAGTAATACTCTTAGAGTATACCATTGTGCCATCAGGCTTTTGAAGTGCATAACTACCGCCCTCAATCACCTCAATGTTTTTCATCTTACCGCCTATTTCTTGCTCCCCCATAATTGGAGTATGCAATATTTTTACTCTAGCTAAATCAGAAGTTCTCTTTTCATTAGAACTATTTTCTGAATCTAAGCCTAGTACTTTAGACATAACAGCGTAATTATTCATATTATCAACAGTTACAATTTCATTATCAACCATATTTATCTCCTTTGGTTTTTTTCAATAGATTTATAGTTATACTATTAAACATCTTTAGTGTCAAGCCAATTATCTCCTATTTTTGCCTCTAATAATAGAGGTACGTTAAAATCAACATCATAATAAGAATAGATAATGTCGTGCAGATTTGAGTTTAGTTTATGTACTGCCGCTATCACTTCATCTATCTCATCAGGATGTACATCGACAACAATAGAGTCATGTACTGTGTTTACCAGACATGACCTAATACTGTCAAGCTCTTTTTCAAACTCCATCATAATAACAGGCACAATACAGCCAGTAGCAAATCCCTGAACAGGATAATTTTTTATCATGGTAAAGTTAGAAACTCTCTCTCCTCTTCTTTGCATATTTTCAAACTCATACTGTCTACCTGACGGTGTTACAATACGATTAGTCTCTATAGCTTCATTAGCTAAATTTTTATGCCAAGACGCTATGCCTGTATACTTTTCATTAAAGTGAGTATAATAGGATGCCTCTGCTTTAGTTCTACCATAGCCACTAGCTCCGTATAAGGGAGCAAATGTATGTGCCTTGGCTTCCTGCCTAGACGTATCCTGACCTGCATCTGTAATAACCTTGGCAGTGTACGAATGCACATCAAAGCCTGTTTTAACCTCTTTCATTGCAGTTTCATCTTGAGCTAGAAAAGCTGCTACTCTAAATTCTAACTGAGCAAAGTCAGCTTCCATTATTTTACCGCCTTTCCAACGAGATACAAACACACGCTTAACTGGGAAAGTATTACCTCTAGGCATATTCTGCATATTAGGATTACGTCCACTGAACCTGCCTGTAGACGTTATGTGTTGTGTTAATCCTACATGCAAATAGTTATCATCCTTAGTAAATATACGTATACCATTAACAAAAGACGAAAGATATGATTCTAATGCAGAAAGTCTACGTAAGCCACCTAAGAAATTAGCTTGAAAGTGAGAATTAGTTGAACGTGCATGCACTTCTAAACTCTCTATTTGTTTCTTAGAAGTGGAAAAACCGTTAGCACTAACCCACGACTTACCTGAAGGTTCTAATTTTAATCCTGCCCTTTCTTGTAGAGGTTTTAATAAGTAACCTTGTGCATCACAGTTAGTGCATTTATTTGGTTTCTTAAAACGTGTTCCATCTTTCTTAGTTTTATATATGTATCTTTCGCCTCTACAGTCTGCACATCTATAAGCTCTTGTTTTATATATAATTTCTGTATTTTCTTCAACACACTGTTTAAATTCTGCAGGTGTTGTAACGTGATAAAATAGCTCTTCACCCCAAATATTCTTATCTATAACTCGTCTACCAAATATAAGTTGAGATACCTGCTCTGGACTATTAAGATTAATAGGAGTATCACCCATTACTTGTTCAACATAAGCCTCTAGTCGTTGTTTTATTTCAGACCTTTCATTTTCAAACTCATATTGCACTGCATCTAATGCATCTTTATCAATCTTAACACCGTTCATATAAATACGAGTTAAAGTTTTACATACGTCATTGGTAATACGTAATACTTTATTTAAACTTTTATTCTCTTCATCTTTGTATTTATATTCTAGCTTATTAAATAAAGCTCTAGTTACTCTTATGTCTGCATTAAGATACGAACAAAGCTCATCAAATGGTATTTCTCTAGTGCTGTATCCTTTATTAAAATATTCTTTGAGAGTGTCTTCTTTTTTATAAGTAAGATGATACCGTTCTGCACAATCTTTAAGAGAAAGTTTACGTTTTAAACCTCTAGCTAATACATACTCAGCCAACATTGTGTCATATATGTCACCATCATATTTAAAACCACAAGACCAAAGCCATTGCAAATCATGTTGAGCATTATGCATTATTAAAAGAGTAGTTTTATCTAATGTTGATTGAACTGCATCTTTAGTGTCAGGTTGATGCTCACAATGGTCGAATACCGATATTGACGGTGCATCTCCTGTATCTGCATTGCTGTAACCAATCATAGTTAAAGTATTGTCAGACTCAAATGGGTCTAAATGTAACTTACCATCTCTTTTGGTTGTTGTGTTTTCTACGTCTAGTATTGTTCTCATTTTATCCTCTATGGTAGGTAATGCGATTTATGTATATCTAATCTACAATCAACTTGACCATGCCATCCACCTGTTAGTTTGTTTTTAGCTATAATTAAATGTCTTATGTCAGACTCTTCTTCTACTCCCTCTACTAATGGGTCTTTACTTATTAATATCATAAGGTCAGCTTCTGCAGCCTTACCTGTCTTAGAACCTTCTAGCATAGACTGATTCGGTGCAATCCTACCTTCAGCTTCAGCAGACAACTGTGACATCCAAAATATAGCACATCCATATTGTTTAGCTATATTTCTAGCGTATATGGCTGCATCTTTTAAATACACATCCGATTTATCACTACTCTTTATAGCGAACTTATCTCCCATGTCAAGTACAAGTATGTCAGGTCTGTATGTTTTAACTAACTGCTCAACCCAAGATAAATCTTTCCCAGTACAATCTTTAACGTGTAGATTATCTGCTAACTCTTTATACAACATACCTGCTTTTGCAGGATTATTCTTTACATCTATTAACGACATGCCTGTAGCCGCACTAAGATACCTTGAACCTACCCTATGATATGCTTCTTCATTAACTAGTACGATACACTTAGCACCTTGTTTAACAAATCCATTTGGTCCTGCAATCATACTAGCGTGAAAAGAAGTTTTACCTGTGTTGGGTCTAGCACCTAATATTATAAGATGCCCACCGTTCACACCCTCTACTCTACGCTGAAGTGTATGTATATTGAATTTCCATTTAGCCTCTAAGTCATTAAGTTGTAACAGAGTATCCATACTCATATCATCCCACTCGACTTTAAGATTAGGTAAGAAATCATCACTATATTGTTCTACGAGTCTACGTAAAGGCTCTAGAGTTTTCTGTGTACCATTAACATAATCAAAACCTATGTTAGCTATGTCTTCCCCTAGAGACTGCCTAAACAACTCCGATAAAACATCCTCTGCTATATCTTTAGTCATAGCTTGTTGTTTAGCTAACTGACCAAACAATCCTTCAAACACCTGCTTGTTAGCAGTTGTCATAGTAGAATTGGTGGTCATAAACAGTGCCTTTAATTCATCAGGAGTAAGATTTCTTTCATACTTCTCCATAGAATAATCTAGCACCTGCTTAATCTTTCGTATGTCTTTACTAAACAACTTGTCAGGACATTTAGTTCCTTTGTAGTTTTCATAAAAGTCTTTGTCCATTAAAGACCTTATTAATGCTAGTTCCATTTATTTTACCTCTGTTAATGCTTCCCAAGAAACAGGGAAGAGTTTATGCATGTGGTCACTAATTTGGTATGCAACCATTTTACTTTCTACTTGTGCATCCTTTGCACATCTTAATCGGCACATATCAGCGAATGCATCTAAACTACCTGACCAAAACCATTCAGTCAAGTGGCAGATAGGCAACACCATACGAGCCTGTTCTTCACAGATACCCAATTCTAATAATTTAGAATAAGATGCCATTGCTTCGTTTATTACTTCACTTAAATGAAACGTAGCTAAACTCTGCTTCTGCTCACTTTGTATTACATCACCACTACCCTGCTTCTTGTCCTTAGTTTGTGAACGCCAGATAGCTGAATCAGGGTCACTGATACTAGGTCTATACCAGTTAGGCTTAGTATTTACATAGCGTCTACTAATTTCATTCCATCTTAAAAACTTATGCTTCACTAACTGCCTAGCTACAAAGATAGGTGCAGTTACCTTGAATGAAGCAAAGCAATGACCGAAAGGTGACATGTGTTTGTGTTTAGCTAGATAAGCTATAAGTTTTTTGTCAGCCATAGTGAATGCCTTTTTATTTACGTCAAAGCTAACTCTAGCTGCATTAACTACAGTTAAGTCATTGCCCATGTAATTTATTAATTCTACTTTCATTTATCATATCCTCTATTTTAATTAAATCTTTTTTATTTTTATACTTAATATCATCACACAATCCAACAGCACTTACACTTTTAACATAATTACGTAAATCTAAAGTATAAGATAAAGTTTTAGATATTGCATCAGGGTCTAAAGCCACTAACACTTTTTCGTATTTACTAAGTAATTGTTTATGTTTCAAACTTAAAGATGTACCTAGTATAGCTACACCTGTAACCTGAAACAGTTTAGATGCTATTAAAGCACTAATTACGTCTTCTACCACAATCGCACACGCAAAAGATGTAGAACCTGATAGGTAATAATCTGCTTTGCCTGTATATCGTAGCCATTTTATTGAGTTATATGACAAAGCTCTACCTATTGCATCAATAAGTCTGCCTCTTGGGTCTCGTATTGGAAACACGGCTCTGTCATCTTTTACATCATACATCATGTATTCATTTTGTAAATCCCACCTACTCATAAATCTTTGAATAGATGGCTTACTTGTATCATGTATTACGTATTCAGGAAGAATATACTCCTCCACACTAGGGGTGTCATCTTTCAGTCGGGATAACCTTTCTCCTATTTCCCTTTTATTGTATCCTACAGCTTCCGCACCCCTAGTGTTACAACCTAACTTATAACAATTATATATTATTTTACCTTCCATCTTAGTAGCAGTAAAAGTTTTTCTACCTTTACATGATGGACAGTCAGAACGAATTGATTCACCCTCACTTAAATGTAAATCATTTATATATGTTTTTAAAATCATTTAAATGCTCCATTTATATGTGCCTACGGCAGTATACATATACATTTTTTTACTTGTCAAGATAATTATTTCGTTTTGCTAGTGCATTTTTTGACGCAGCTAACGTATGTTTTATATATGGAGTCACAGATTGTAGGTTTTGATGACCACTTACAGCCATTATTTGTGTTATATCTACTCCTGCTTCCACCATTTCCGTAATGGCAGTCCTACGCATGTCCATTACCTGTAACTCGCTAGGAAGACCACACACAGCTTTTATCTCTTTTGCTATGTGAGATACCTTAGTTATGTCATACGGCTTGTATGAGCCGTTTATGGGCGTTAGAGAGGGAGCAACATATTCTTGGAAGCCGAAGTCCTCTTTTTGCGTGGTCAACATTTTTAATAGATTATCTGATATAGGAATGCTTACTTCTGCTCTCCTCTTTGATTGTTCTAAATTTAACACACCTTCATTTAAATCTAAACTTTTCCATTTTAAGTTACGCATGTCTCCTGTTCTTTGTGACCATTCGTAAGCCATCTGAGCTATTAGACCAATATTTCTCCACTTCCACTCAGAATAACACGTATCTAGAAAAAGTTTAACTTGTTTGGGTGTCCACATTACTTTTCTAGCAATTTCTTTGCGTTTTTCTATGTTAGACACTGGGTTGTATAGAAGTATGTCATGTTCTAATCCTACACCCACTATTTTATGTAGTATAGCGTATGTCATGTTTGCAGTTCTAGTTCCCCTTTCTAACCATCTTTCATAAGCTAACTTAATATGTTTTCTTTTTAGGTTTTTAAGTTTTACGTTAGCTAGTGTAACACCCTCTATCTTAGTCATTAAACCATTATGAACCATATTTACATAATCTCTCTTAGTTTGGTCTTTTAACTTATTGAAAGAAAAGGTTGTTTGATAAAATCTAAACAATGCGTAAAGTGTACTGTTCTCAGTTGGTATCTCCTGCGATATAACACTCTGTTTCCATGTATCAAACTTAAAGTTCATTTCATTAATAAGTTTTTTACTTGTATACGTAGATGCTTCTACATCTAACACTTCAACTACACCTGCCTGTATAGCACGTTTAGGTGGTCGATAATTCCACCGAACATCACCCTCTTTGGTTGTATACTTAGTAGTATATCTAGGTAATTTTATTTTCATTTATTTCTCCTTTTTCTTTGGTGGTGGAGCAGGAAACATCTCATCGTGAGGGTCATCATCTTCTGCATCATCAAGCTGTTTAACTTTACCTGTAGACATATCTATGTACACACCATCGTAATCATCTATGTCTGGATACCAATCTTTCTTTTTGTTAGGTATCACTTGAGGACTTTTTCTTAGGCGTAGCATTGCTCTCGCTATTGGGTTTATTGTTTTTATCTTCATTTTCTAATTGCTCCTTAAATGTTTTTATAACATCACTTGAGAATAATTTCTGTATGTTTAACAGATACATACGTGATGCATTGTGGTCTCCACCGTTTACACTGCGTTTGTAATCTAGTGAATCTATTATTTTACGTAACACCTCTGTCTTAAATACGAGAGTAGCATACGTGTCCTTACCTATACAGAGATTGTGAAACCAATAGTCTGATTCCGTAGCGTCAATCCCTGATGGCTTGCCGTAGCTCTCATACTCTATAGCTATGTTACCTGTTTTTTGCCACATACCTCGCTCTGATTTCACTTCTATTTTTGAGTTTTGTAGCATATCAGCGACAGCACCCTCTCGTATCTTACCATATTGCAAGTCTATGTCAAACTTTTTACGGTTAGATTTAGTAGGCTCTAACTTTTTATCCACATTGCACCTCTTCCTTTGTTTCTATCCACACCTTTGCTCCACAAGATAGTGGTTTATCAGGTCGGTATACTAAGTCACACACACCTGTAATCTTTACGGTATGTGCGTAAGTGTTTGTTTTGCCTCGTTTAACTGTAAACACTGGGTCATTTTTGCCGTGTTTAGCGTTGGCTTTTATTACGTGTTGATTAACGTGTACTCTAGTTATCATTTAAAGACTCCTTTTTACTTTTATCAAATTTAAAAAACCAATTAGACTCTGACTCATTTGATTCTTTTTCTGTTTTCTCTAACATCTCATTAAAGGATTTTAATGAGACACCACCTCTGTATGTCTCAAACATCATCTTACCTGTATAAGGTAATTTCCACATTTCAAGTTTTGCAAACTCTTCTTCTGAAGAACGGTCTTTCATACCATATTTTAAAGCAATTTTGTTAGCTCCGTATCCTATAAAACAAGAATCTTCCTCATCTTTAGGTATAATTGCCATGTATAAATACGGTCTTGTTCCCATAATATCCATTTTACCACTCCACTTTCGTTGTTATACGTTTCTTTAAGTCATGCCATTGACTATTTGTAATCATGTGCATCAACAAAAGAACAAGCCAACCCTGCGACACATCTTTGTGTAGATAGTCCATGACTTCCTTGTTGTCAGGGTCATTAAGTTCCTTTTGTACGTACTCTAAATCCATTATCGCCTCAATCTCCTATTCCTATTGGAAACATGAAGCTACTCATGCCCAGTATATTAAGAAAAAATTCTACTGTGGCAATGCCTAATACAAGTGCCACACAGATTTGTATTGTTGCAGTATGATTCATCACCCCTCAAACTCCTTAATTGTTAATTCAACCCTACCATCAGCTTCAATAATGGTTTCTAATTCTCTATTTTGCAAGTCATAATTTTCTAAATTGTAAAAAATAATTTCTTGTTTTTTGTCAAATTTCTTTAATTTTTTTATGAGTTCATTGACCGTCATACTACTTCTCCTTCTTCTCTATTTTAAAATTAATGTTCTTAATGCCTCGCATACCCTTGCTTGCTTCCTTAAATCGAGACAGTTCTTCCTTGTCTTTACACACCCTAGTCAAAGGCATAGTACCTTTGGTAAGGTTACGCATGTCCTCTATATCTTTCTTATACCATCTGTAATCATACGCCATCTTTATACATTCCTTTCAATGAGTTCAGTTTGTTTTCTAGTAGTGTTATAGCTGACGCTATGCCATACGTTTTGTCATTCTCCTTCCCTTTCAATTTTAATGTATCTTCTAGTTATAATATGTTTAAAATAATAATAAGTGTCATCTTGACACATATACATATACATATTTTTTATCTGCTCGTATGCCTTGTCAAACATTCTATGAGCATTTTCTGCTGTTACTTCTGTGTCTTTCATATCTCCATTCCTTCCATGATATGTTGTATTACATCTACAGTCCACCCATTACCTAGCATCTTGTAGCGTTGGCTGTTGCTTATAGGTTTAAATGCACCACCCTCTTCAAACAGACCATAGCTAGTGTACCCATCTGGTACAGTCTGCAATCTCTCACACTCCAATGGAGTCAATGCTCTCCAATACATCTCCTCATGGTTTACCACCACGTTATCCTTTGTAAGAGTAGTGAGTGTACCTGTCTTTTCATCTGCCCTAGTCTCTATACGAGACTTGGCTTTGATGTCAGGGTTGTAGTCATCACGCTTGCCTGTATCAGGATTAATCTTACGCTTGATAATTGAACCACAGACTATCTTAGGTTCTCTGTGTCCACCCTGCATCGTAGTCAAGGCAGGTGCTTTACCTGATGTACTATAGACACGCTTGATGATGTCATAACCTTTGAGGTCAGCTTCACCGACTTGATGGCAACCCTTAGTGTCAAACACTAACTGTCTTCTAGCTTTTTCGTAGTACATTTTCATACTGCCACCCTTAAAATAGTTGGCATCTATACAGTAGGACTTGTTTCTGTCTACCATACCGTCCTCTATGATGTCAGACAATACTATGCCCTTGTCCTCGTAGGGTGCAATAGGAATGTTTGTCCAATACAACCTCTTTCTGTGGTGGGCAGAGAAGTCTTGGCTATTAATCAAGACAGGCTCAACAAAATCCTGACCACCATAAGCCTCAGTTATACCCATAGTTATTCTCAACTCGTCCTCTGGTTTCATGGGTACATTCTCAAAGAGAAAATACTTAGGCTTGAGTTCACGCAGGGCATCAAAGATAAGTGTAGACAAGTCACGCTCATCAGCATCACCCTTGCCTTGCCCTGCTACACTATATGGCTGACAAGGAAAGCCACCCATCAGTAGGAATACATCTTTGCCTATGAGTTTGGTGTAGTTCCTAGCGTCACCATGACGTATAATCTCAGGGTAGTTGTAACGACTGACAGCTTCAGCATACTTGTCTATCTCAAAGGCATGGTATTCTATGTTATGAAACCTAGTGTCCATAAAACCTAGCTTGTCGAGTGCTATTGCACCACAAGACATACCGTCACATAGACTAACTACAATTTTATTTTCTGGCATACTATTTCCTTTCTTAAAGTTTTTGCCATTCATCAGAAGTAATACCTGTTTTTATAAACTCCCTCTCATCAAGTGTCAATTCAGGAAATACATCCTGTATCAAGCCACCATTTTGCCATGTTTCTAGTTGTTCTTCTGTTACAGGCAAGTCCATTGTGTTAGTCTTACCTGATATTAAACTTCTTCTATGTATTATCATTTTTATCTTCCTCTTGATTTGAACCTGATAGGTATCAATATACTGCAATACTGATACCAACAAGTTATACTACAATTAAGATGCAAGTGCAAGCTCTTTGAACTGTGGAGTGTTAATCCATTTCATAACATCTCTGGATTCTCTATCCCACATGTTCTTAGCTTCAGTGTCCTTGCCTGTATTGCGTAGCTTGAAGCCGTTACGCTCATCTTGGTAGGACGCATAGTTAGTGAACGCACTATATAGAGCAAACACATTCGTACCACGTACAGATGCTTCTTGGCTATATAGGGAATACATCTTTTTAGACATCTGCTCTGAACCTATAATCTTATCGAGCATAGCCTTGACATCTACGTGACCAATAGGCTTCCTAGCCCAATGCTGTAGTGTTTCAGTAGTCTTGTAAAACTCCTGCTCTGCATTCTGTAACTCATGGATAAATAAGTCTAAACTAGACCCAGAGGTATTCTTACGCTTAATAGATGACGCATCACCTGTAACCATACCATTAGTACAAAAGAAGTCGATAGCACCAAAGATAACAGTCTTACTCTTACAGCCGTTGACACCATTGAGAGCAATAATACGTCTAGCTATCTCTGTAGCGTGTTTGGATGTTTCAATGGTGGCTTTCATATTCGGCAACTTTACGTCCATCATAGCCCACGCATTATTGAGAGAAGTAGAGAACTTGGTAGTCGCACCCTCTAATTGGTCAGGTGTAAGACCCTCACGTATTACATCTTTTACACTTAGGAAGTAATCACCATGAGGTACACAGCGAAAGCCGTTGCCTACATGTCCTATGTAGTCACCTGTAGTGCCATTAATGACATACTTATGGTCAGGCAACTTTGAAGGCTCAAAGTGGACATGGTAATCTAGGTGTGCAGGTATACCTCTGTTACCGTAATCGGGGGTCTCATTTGTAAAATCTAAGGGCATTTTTATCTCCTTTATGCCGTTGGTTGGTTGGTTGGTTTAGATGCAAACCACGTTTACATAAACGTGGTCTACATCAGTAATGATAGTAAATACGTAAATACTATAATTGTCAATAGTATCTGCATTAAGAGTTAAGTGCAAGTTCTATGCCATTTCGCTTGGCTAGTAACCTTTGAAACTTCTTAATGTTTCGCACAGTCACAGTTTTACCCATGACCTCTGTAGCAATAACCTTATCGAGCTTCTTCAACTTAGCCTTGTTAGAGTTACGCTCCATCTTAGCCATAAGAGTAGGCGATGCCTTGATGTAATGTCTTTTAGTATACTCTACTCTACGAACAGCCGTAAGTTTGGTGACATCACAACCTTGCATGGTAGCTTCTGCAATCTCTTTGTCTGTCATCTTGTGGTTATTTTCAATAATGAACTTAGCTATATCATTGTAGGGTCTTTGACCTCTAGTCATCTTAACATCGTGATTATGAACTGAATTATTTAATATAAGTAGTGCCATTGGTTTATCTCCTTTTTGGCTTTGTGTGTTTACGTATGTGTTTATTTATTGTTGTTGTTGATGTAGTCACGCATAGATAATGTGTGCATGTCTACGGCTTCTTTTAAAGTAGGCAATGGCTTAACTATATATCTTCTAAGTAACCATCCTACGATAAATCCTAGTATGAAAGTAAACCATCCTACTAGGATTATTAGGTACGAATATACTAAGTAATCAAAAGAATTTACCCAATCCATTATATTGTGTCACCTCCTTTCACTTTGTTTACTGTACCACTTGCGTATAGACCGAATAAACTGTGGTAGCGTCATGTTACCATACAGTATAGCTCTGTCTGCACTATTAGATAGGTACTTGGTATTTAAGATAGTAGTAACGTCTGAAGGCATCTTACGTGTAGACAACGCATCTAACACCTTCACAATTTGAAACATATTTAACATACTATAGTTATCCTTTCTTCCTATGTTTAAGTTCAATTATCCGACTACAAAACCACTGTAGTCATGTACTGCCTTGCCTTTAGCGTACAAAGCCGACACTACTCCTTGAGGTTCTAAGAACCGTAAATCACTGTCATCACCATCGAAAGTTTGCATGCCTTCAAATACCTCTGGTATATCCTTTTGGTATCTGAATACTACAGCTATTCTCATACCCATAGCTTTAGCTTTATCTACGAACCTACGAAACTGTGGCTTCCCACTGTAACTAAACGTAAGGTCGTATATCTTAGGGTCAGGTATAATCCTATTGACTTCTTTGGTGTAGTCATACCATCTCACACCGAACCAATGGCTCGTAGAGACCATATAATCCCATATCTTGTTTTCCCATCGAATGTCACTCGTACCATTAAGTCTAATGGCAGGTGTATATTCT